GGAGGGTTAAAGTTGGTTAAGAAGAATCAGAACCAGCTTCCTAAGTCAGACCAATCTAAGAAGATTGACCTACGTACGGCAGCACGCTGAGTACCGAAAGGTAACACAGATGCTGTGCAACGCTCCGCATCGTATCCGGATATCGACTTCCAAACAGACCCCATACGGGGCCAATCCAAAGTCGACCTGGACAAGCGCACAGACTTAAAAACGTATGCATTAGTATGCGTTTTCTTGTTGCGCACAACGTGGAGTTTTGCTACGTCTGATCTGCAAGTGCGGAAACCACCATCGCCGTAGCCTGGGGGGACCTCAAACTGGTAACTCGTATGTTCGCGAAGCCAGGCAATAACGCCAAGGAAGCGAACATCTTTGAAACCATCTCGAGACATCCATTCATGGAGACGATTATGGAAAGCATACAACTGTACGGTGTCCTCTATAGGGCCACGTAAGTAGAAAGGGCTCACATCGAACCCTTTATAGTAATGCTTACCGCATGATTCTCTGAAGAAGCCTGAAGTAAAGGATTTATCGGTATTCACCTTTAAACCACAAAACTCTAGGAACTCTATCAGAAGGCTGGAAACATCTCTGTGACATATAATATCGTCGCCGAAGATGCTGCAGACAGCGTCGTCGTTCCCACTATACTCGTTGCAAGCCCTTATCATACAATAGAATATTGCAGACTGGAGCTCCCAAGTATAACCGTTACCCATCGCTGAAAATTTCTGAAGCGGCAAAATACCACACTCTTTAATTTTCACGAGCCCACATCTTGTTAAATACAAGGCAGTCAACCATCTATGGTCTTCTACTACGTACTCGACGAAACGAGCTGCGAGTAGATCAGACGCTGAGGATAAATCCAGCGTACAGATCTCAGGGTTACTGAAAGAGCCAAGCCGAGCAAACTCGCGATTCGTGTTCTGATCATTAAGATCAAGAGCTGGGTAACCAGCGCCAGTAGACTGGCCACGCATCCGACAACGAATCAATTTACCTAGCGATTTTTGCAGGTATAGATTCATGTCAGGCTGGATTTCAATTGGGCGGTCCGTTGAAGAATTCTTCGGAACCGTGAGAAACTCAGCATACTCTATCACTTCGAAATCGGACCAAGGTCCAAAAGGTGCTGCTTTCACAAGCGGCAACCGAAGCGAGGTAGTATG